GATACAACTCTTCAATCTGTAAATTTATCTAAAGCAATGGGCGAATCATTTGAAGAATCATTTAAAGGAATTATAAATGGCACAATGACAGTACAAGATGCTTTTAGAAATATGCTTAATAAAATTGCGGACTTCTTCATTGATACTGCTGCACAGTTAGCTGCAACCCAGCTTCAAAAAGGAGTACTGGGTTTGTTTAGTAACTTATTTAATTTCAGCACTACGCCACTTAATGATATTCAAGGTGATGTAAGATTTGCTGCAAATGGTGGTCCTGCTGGAATGAGAAAACCCTTTATTGTTGGAGAACGTGGCCCAGAATTATTTGTTCCTAACCAATCAGGTAATATAATTCCAAATCATGATTTAGCTGGTATCGGTGGAGGTAGTACAAATATAGTCGTAAATGTAGATGCCTCTGGATCGTCTGTTGAAGGTGACGAAGAGCAGGGAAGAGAACTTGGTCGTGTTATCTCAGCAGCAGTACAATCTGAGTTAATACAACAGAAAAGACCTGGAGGTTTACTTGCATAATGGCTACCTTTCCTTCTATTGCTCCTAAATACGGGCAACAAAAAAGATCCGCACCAAAGACTAGAACAGTACGTTTTGCTGACGGGTTTGAACATAGAATTTTATTTGGATTAGCAGAACATCAAAATCCAAAAATATTTAACTTTACTTTTGAAGTGTCAGAGTCAGATGCAGATACAATAGAAACTTTTCTTGATGCAAGAGCAAATGATAGTGCCAGCTTTACTTTTACACCACCTGGAGAGGCAAGTTCTTCTCAGTTTGTCTGCGAAGGATGGAGTAAATCAATCCCATATTTAAACAGGGCCACGATACAGGCTACATTTAGAGAGGTGTTTGAACCATGAGTACTGGTCCTGTTTTCAGTGAAGTTCAAAAGATTAATCCTTCAGCGATTATTGAACTATTTGTATTACAGCTAGACACAGCATTACACGGTGCAAATACTATTTATAGATTTCATGCAGGATCAAACTTAAATGCTAACGGTGAAATAGTTTTTGCAGGTAATTCATATCTTAGATTTCCTATAGAAGCTAAAGGTTTCGCATATCAACGTGGTCAACTACCTAGACCTAAATTAAGAGTAAGTAATGCAACAGGATTAATTTCATCTATCTTGGTCAGTGTTAATCAGGTAACAGCAGGTAATGATCTTACTGGTGCTACTTTCACAAGAATAAGGACAATGGCTAGATTTTTAGATGCAGTAAACTTTCCTGGGAATAGTAATCCTTTAGGAACACCAGATCCTACAGCAGAGTTTAAACGTCAGATATTTATTGTGGATCGTAAGTCAGCAGA